GCCACTACCTACGAGCACTAAGAGTAGTTAAAGAACAGATGAAGCCAAACCGGCCTCTACACCCTGTTTCTTTTCCTGACTTACGAGCTTACCCTGCAACACTCAATGTGTCAGCAGAGCTACCATGGACCGACCCGACATTCAAGTTTACTCCGAAAGGAAGAGACATTGACGCGGAAACCGGAAAGCCGAGAACAGAGACACGATCACGCCTACACAAATGGAAGAACGGAGTCACAGTCCCAGCCTACCTAAAATGGAAGCAACAGCTTGACCTCATCAAGGATAACGGCCACTCATATCATAACCTGTACAACGAGATTTTCGATCACAATCGACCTCTCATTCACCAAATCAAACACGGAGAACCACCCTTTTGGAAAGACGGAAAGCCAGTTCCATACGAACGACTGAAGTTGCACCTTAGGACTCACGTTGTAGGTGAAGACCAACCGGACAAAGTTCGAGCTGTTTTTGGAGCCCCAAAGCTTCTCTTACACTCAGAGCTCATGTTCATTTGGCCACTGCAGGCAACCTACCAGAACACGAAAGCTGGAAGGCTCTTTTGGGGACGAGAAATCGGCCACGGAGGATGGAAAAAGTTACTCAATGAATTTCACACTGCCAATGCGAACACTTATATCTCAATGGATTGGAGTGGATTCGACAGACGATTACTTCACGAAATGTTCGATGACGTTTTCGAGATCTGGCGATCCTACTTTGATTTCAACAGCTATGAGCCAACAACTCGCTATCCTGACGGACTAGTTGACCACACCAAGATCGACCGATTATGGACCTGGATGACGAACGCTATCAAGCGGACGCCTATCGAGCTTCCAAACGGAGAAGTCTGGGAATGGAAACACAACGGTTTCGGATCTGGATTCCAACAAACGCAGCTGATGGATTCTTTTTGTAACATGATAATGACTTACACAGTACTTTCCTCACTCGGAATCAACATCGAGGGAGAACACTTCAAGTCGAGATTCCAAGGAGACGATGCAATCATCGCTTTCCCGGAACTAATGTTCTTCTTTCACGGAAGACGTTTTCTCGAAATGATGTCAGAAAAAGGACTGGAGTATTTCAATGCGAAATTAAGCACAGACAAGACAATGATTGGATCCCACCCAAACAGTCTCTATGCACTAGGATACCACCAAGTGAATGGACGACCGACCCGAACGGATGAGGACCTTCTCAGCCACCTTTTCTATCCTGAGAGACCACAAGACCTCGGAAGACTAGCGGCCTCAGCTCTTGGACTAGCTTACGCATCACTAGGATGTAGCGAACCTTTCTACAACCTATGCAAAGACATTCACCACAGAATTGTCATCGAGAAAGATATCAAGATGAACTTCAACGCGTGGAAATGGATGAAGCGATCTGGAATAGATGAAATTCTAGAATCAATGAAGCACGGAAAATTTCCTGAATATCGAGAGATCCTCGCACAAGGAATTGACCAGTACCAACGAACGGAGAAAGAGAACCAGCACCAATGGCCCACAACACCACAGGGAATCAAGGGAGAAATTATTTTCTTGAACAGAGTCTGAACTTTTTTTCATTTTCT